GTAGTTCATGTCTTCTTTTACACGATTTGCTGCTTCATCTTTCTCCTTGGTCTGTTTGCCAATAATTTTGGTTTTAACGGGCCCTTGCGCAGGAAAAGTCTCCATGATTGCCTCGGACTGAAACCGAACAACCGCTTCTGTAATCATGGGATGAAACACACCGCATGCGCCATTCCACGGCTCTGTGCGTTCTTCATACTTCAAACCCAACAAGGTCAGGCCCTGCTTATATGCGTCTTCCCACTCCTTGCGAGACCCCATATCGGTTTTAATATCTTCCAGCAATTCGCTTCCCAGCGAATCCATCTCGCCTTCATCCATTTCCTCGGCAAGATTAGCGTAAAAGTCTTCATCTTCTTCACCCGGTTTTATTTCAATTTCTATACCCCCGGCACGAATCTTTACCTCTTCAGGATCTTCAATCTCAATCTCAATATCTGGTCCCCCAATCATCTGTTGAGCCATCTCTTCAATGCCAACAGGCATCTGGGTTAATGCTTTATCAATTGCCATGATTAGTCCTTAAATCAGTAATAAGCTGCTTTCTTTGATCGCCAAAATACAGGTTCGTCAGCTTCATCGTTGGGCAGCGTGATAAACCCACCATTTCTAAACCGCAGTAACGCCTGTGTCATCGTGTCCACGTAGTCATCGTTCTCACCTACGGGAAACGCTACGATTTCTTCAATCACATCCTTGGCCCACCGTCTGTCCGGCGCCCAAACTGTCCCGCTTGCAAACAGATCCGATACGGCATTAACTCGTGCAATCTTGTCGTTGCCACGGCTGGGGCTGAATTCGTCCACTGGTATCCCCATACGTCTTAATTCCTGAATCAGCGGGGCACCTGCTGCTTTTTTCTCCACCAAAAACGAATCTGGGTCCCATTCTTTGTACTGCTTTAGCGCAACTTCTTTTAACTCTGGAAACTCCATTCGATCTTTAAACGCATCCAGTAAGATGATGCTGGGCCTGCCACCTTCTTCTTCGTTATACCAAATACCCCACGTGGTACACGCGGTATAGTCTGAAGTTGTCTTGGTTTCATGCGCCGTATCCCAGCTTTGAATGATGAACTCGCACCGGGGTGGGTCTTCTGGTTCCCAAATGCGCCAGTGTGTGCGCTTAATAAAAGCTGCTGAGTCTAATGTGGGCTGCTGCATGTACTGGGCGTTCCAGTACCGTGCGTCCATGTTGGCTTTTTTAGCTTCTAGCTGCTCAATGGGCCACTGCTCAGGCCATAAACTTTTACCGCTGGGCAAAATCGCCGGTAATTCAACAATCTCCCACTGATCGGCGTCGGGATTACGCATCTGGTACTGCAAAAGCTTGCCTGTTAAGTCCACCAGCGACCATCTGGTCATAATCACCAGAATCGCACCCCCGGGCATCAGTCGTTGCAGCGGTCCTGTTTGGAACCAACTCCATGCGTTATCGAATGTGGCTCGACTATTGGCTTTGATGTCCTGTTCTGAGTGGGGGTCGTCAATAACAAACAGATCTGCGCCCCGTCCGGCGAGCGCACCCCCAACACCGACTGCGTAGTACTGGCCTCCGGCGCTTGTACTCCACTTTCCAGCGGCTTTTTGGTCATCAGCAACCCGTGTTTCTGAAAAAATTTTTGCATAGTCTTCACCCTCAATAAGATTTCGCACTCTCCTACCAAAATCTTCCGACAAGCCAGCCGTGTGGGTCGCCATAATGATCTTTTTATCTGGGTACTGACCCAGAAACCACGCCGGAAACAAGTAAGAACTAAACTCAGACTTACCCATACGTGGCGCGATATTAATAATTACGCGTTTTTTCTTGCCTTCGGCTACGTCAGCAAAAATTTTTGCAATTTTTCTGTGGTGTGGACCTTCTTTAAAGCCCGGGTAAACTGCTTTTGCAAACTCAATCACGCTGTTTTGGGCCATTTTCAACTTAGTTCGGCGTTCCTGCTCCTCCAACTCTTCCAAAAACTCAAGTTTTTGAATTGCTGTCATTGATGCTAGTAAAGAATTAATTTCAAGAGGGTTCAGATTCATTTTCCTCACCCTGTACGTCTACATCTTCTGCGTCACTATTACGTTCTTCGCGCTCTTTAGCCTCAACTTCAACGGTTTTACTTAACTGCGCAAGCTTTTCCCTGATGCGGTTATCCAACTCCTGATCATTTAGCTCTTCTTTCTTCACGCTTACGCGTTCTGTGAATAGCCCGATCTCAGTAACTTTACCCAATAACTCAATAGCCTTTAGCCGTATGCGCGCATCGGGATGTTCCATCTCATCTAATAGCTGATGCACCGCTTTACCCCGGATCTCTTGGGCCTGCTCCACAAACTTCCAGTCATATGCCGTTAGCATCGCCACGGTCTTGCGTACCGCTGCGGGTACCTGCAGGTTGGCAACTGCGGTCTTTGGGTCTGGAGCGCCCGTCGTTAGCGCAGTAAAGGCTTGGACAGCCGTCTGCTCTTGGGCTTGGGTGATTACCTGCTCGTCATCTTCAGCGCCTAGCTCTTTTAGCCAGTCTGCCGTCTTAATTTGTGCGTCAAGCATCTGTGCTGCCTGCAACTTCTTTGTAGCAACAAAGCCCTCATTCGGTGCATCTAGCACCTCTGGCTCGTACTCAAACTGTTGCAAATGTTCCAACATCGCGGGGTTCTCCCGAAGGCAGGGCTTCTCACCCAGTTGGGCGGAGTGTATACTCGACCCCACTATCCCGCAAGGGGTGGTGTATGTCTCCTTCGGCTTATTCAGCCTTTGCCCCCAGCCTCTCCGCTGGGGGTTTTTTTCGTTTTAGCGTTGTCTAAACTTTGACAATCTTTACGATAATTTTTATAGAAATTTTCACCATATCCGCGTCTCCTTTCAGTTTTATTTAGTCGGCGTTGGACGCGGTTTTACATTTTTTGGCTGTGTGGTTACGAAATAGTGTCCCTGCGCCATCGCACCGCCGTTACAAAATATGGTTGCCCCCCCTACGGGTGGGGTTCACGGGTGACGGAAATGCCTCGGCAACAAAGATTAGAAACTAACGATAATGGTATAATATAGGTGTGGTCAGGGATTGGCTCTGCCCATGCTTATGGACACCGTGTCCACAACTCATCAAGGAGAATCACCATGCAATACGATATCAACGCATTGATCCGCGATTACAAAGCGTTCATCGCATCAGGCATCAAGATGCGAGACCATCTCGCCAAACTACTCAGGGGTAAGCAGTATCTCCCATGCGATGTTGTAAACAAGTTGGCGCGAGCACACGAACAAGCCTATGCGTGCCACGCTGTTATGAAGGACTCAGGCGCATGGGTGTTTTACACCGAGGCTGACTCTGAGCAACAAACTCGTGATAACTACCACGAGGCCGCGATGAAACAATGGTCGCGCTCAATCGCACCACACCACAACTACGAGCGCAAGGCTACGGCGGTTCGCAATAAGAAGTCAACAGTAGACCGCTATGTTGATGCGATCATGAAGTTATCCATCGCGCAGCGCCGCGCCATCGCACGCGCAATCGTTTAATGTTGTTGGCAGTAGGTTGTGGACATGATGTCCACAACCTTTAACTTATCAAGGAGAACACCATGAGCAAGACCTACAAAGATCTGCGTCTGTTGGACAACGCCAAAGCGCAGAAGCAGGAGCGCAAGGCTTCTGTGCGATTCAAGACCGAACGCAAACGCAAAGACGACAAGCGTTTCTACGCTTTCAGCACTTGGCTTGAGCGCACCGCACCGAAAGACTAACTTGACTTACTACTAACTTGTTAACAGGAAGGAGGCTATTTATACCCTATCCACCAATTGTCCACTTTGTCCACTTAATTTTTTACAAGTGGGTCACCGCAAACCCGCGCCCACATTGGCGCTGTCCACTTAGCGTCCTATATACATATCTTTTTATAAATTACTTATGTATGTATGGGTTAGTTGCCATGTGGACACACTTTCATTGCTAGTAGAACAAACAAAGAAGGTGAAGAGTAATTCTAAAAAATGGTATGTATCTCGGACACTACCTGCTACAATCCAAGCGCATCAAGGCTTTGCGCCGACCC